TTTCATATTTGCGGTATTCAAGTATGCTCTGCACAATATGAACATTCTTATTTGCAAGCGATTGTAGAACATCCTTGTCAAGAGTAGGATTGCCTTTTTCTGAAGTAGGAATCCAGTTATGGTCTACACCGAGTTGCATCAAAACGTCATAAAGCTGTTTGCCAGAGTTAATATTGAATAGTCTACCCGCCTCGTCATAAATTGCTTTTTCTGAAGTATCTACAAGCTCTTGTAGTTCCTTCTTCAACGGTGCTTCATAAGAACTGTCTGTAGGAAATCCAAAGCGCTCCATGGCGTACAGGGCAACCATTACTTCGCATTCCTTATTATATAACTCAACAAGTCCCTCAGCCTCGAGAATCTCGTAGTCGGCAAGTAACTGGTGAAAACAGTTCCAAACGTCGGCGCAGCCGTATTGCGTAAGTAGCTCATGAGGTATCTGACGATAGTCTGTAACCTTATTAAGAGCCTTGTAGTTATCCACCATGTACTCGTAACGTACAATACCTTGCGGCAGCGCCGCGGCTAAGCTTTTAAGTTCAAAAGATGCTCTGTTTTCATTCGCTAACTTTGCTGATATAACAGTGTCATGTAATCGGCCTTTAATTGTGAGTCCGATGTTAGACAACATATGCATATCAAACTTCATCCTAACTTTAGTTAGGTCCTGACTATACCTTAGTAGGTTTTATAGACTCATCAGGCCTACTCTCTTCATTTAGGTAAGACCATACGAAAGCATACGCGGTTTTGTGTCTATTTGGATTACTTAAACAAGCGTATATAGCGTGTCCATCCTGCATACCCATTGCTTCTTGAGCCTCTACAATACTGCTATACGAAGCTATAAGAGTACCATCTGTAGTGTACTGCCCAATCAACCTTTCATGACCATTCCGTTGTTGCAATCCGTTATTCCAAGCGTGTTGTTGATTCTCAGATTGCGTGCACCATTCAAGGTTGCTTACTGTATTGTTCTGTTTATCGCCGTCTATATGATTTACGTATTTTTTGTTATGAATGTTAGGTATGAATGTATCCGCTACAAGTCTGTGCACTAATGCACAAGATACTGCGCCATGGCTTGATAGAAGTACCTTTTTGTACCCAGACGTATTTACTGATTGACTAAGCTCTTTACGTTGGCTTCTTTTGTAGCTGTATACCTCTCCAGTATCTGACACTGCATATGCACCTTCATAACCTTTTATCCATTTTAACATAATCTTACCTCCTTTCTTACGAAAAAGTCGATACATCACAATTGTGACACGGTATTAGCTTTTCAGCCTCTCTTATAATACCACGATATGCTGGGCCCAATTTTTTCCAGCACTGTCGGAACCGTTGTGAGAAGAGTTTTACAACACCAAGTTTTTTCGTTTAGCGTTGTGGGCAACTTTTTCAATTGATGAGTCTTCGAATATAGGCGCTAACTTGTCAAAGTCTTCATAGACTGCAAATGAATGCGTGCCGTCGCATAACTGGACGCTGAATGGAAAATCCTGTGGTTTTGCGAGCTTACCTGTGCCGACCCATCGTCTTACATTTGTCTCAGGTACTTGATGGCTGGTGCGTGCTGCTCCATAAGTTTCAGTATCAAAGGTAATAAGCTTTCTGCCTTTAAAATCATAGGGCTTAAGTTTCTTCAATACTTCCTCTGCAGTGGCTTCAATGAAGTGAGACTCTTTTGGAAAGTGTGCTGGGTCATACGCACATCCTTCGCCTTTTTGAATTACTGGTTTTTTCTTTGGTAAAATTGTGGCCATTTTTCTCCACCTCCTATTAATATTATATCATAAAATGGTGCGGCCGTAAATAGGTTTTAAGAAAATAAATACCTACTGTATGAATTTAATGAACTGATTATGGCTGGCTAAACTCACACCGAACGATTTGTAGTTATCTACACGTCTGTCTTCATAGTATGCTCCGAATTTAACATAGCAGCCCAGCAGCGCATGCCTTGAGATTCTCTCGTACAACCTGTCCTCAGAAAGGCCTGTATAGAGCATAACTTTAAGTGAATGACCTAAGGCCTCATTTATAAGCTCAATAGCTTCATCAGGCTGTTCAGACCATTCAAGGCCTGCTAATATTATGCCTTCATTGTAGATATTAGTTCTTACTTGCTTGATTATGTTTTGTGCAGTATCTACAAGAGTAGTCTTATTCTTGAGGTGCTGATTAAAGCACCCCACACAGTTGTTAGAACATGAGACGCCTATTATCAGGGCCCCCACGAACGGGGCGTCTTCTACCCGTTCGTGGAGTATGCCTTTATATCTTATCAATTTGATTTCGGTCTTTAAATTCCTGCAGTTTACCGGGGTTAAAGTTATCTGTATCTCGTATATATCCTGTTATTTTTTGCATGTATTTTATAGGAGCGCCACAAATAGGACATATAGTATCTTCAGTATCTATAACTCCATGCTTAGGACAATATCTGATAAGAGGAGATAAAGAAACATAGGGTAGCTTGTAGTTTTCACAAGTAGTGCGAACAACACTTTTAGCTTGTGCTCCTGAGATGCTGTGGCCCAGATACAAATGAACTACAGTACCACCTGTCATTTTGCATTGTAAAGAATCCTGATGGTCTAAAAGCATCTTTATGCCAGTTACATTTTTTACAGGCATATGACAAGAATTAGTGTAGTATACGCTATTTCCAGCCCCTTGAGTGATAATATTTGGATAAGCCTTTTTATCAAGACGTGCTAAACGGTAGCAGGTAGACTCAGCAGGAGTAGCCTCAAGATTATACAAGTTGCCTGTAGTTTTCTGAAACTCTACAAGCATACTATTCATATAGTCGAGTATTTCTTCTGATAAGGCCTTACCTTGTGGACTGTTTATACCTGTGTTAAGGTAGTTCTCGCACATTTCATTCAAACCTACATAGCCTATAACACTGAAGTGATTGTCTATAGTACCTACATAAGTGTCAAATGCAGGAAGCATGCCTGTGCCGATTATGTGCATATTAAGCCAGTATCGCTTCTCTTCAAGGCTATCTCTGGCTATTTCCATGTAGTCTTTAATTAAAGACTTAAGATAGCTTTTTGACTTAAATTTGCTTAAATAGCCAAGGCGAGGCAGATTCAATGTAACTACACCTATGGCTCCAGTACTATCACCTGAACCAAACAATCCTCCGCCACGGCGGCTAAGCTGATTTAAGTCAAGGCGTAATCTGCAACACATACTGCGTACATCGCTGGGATCCATATCACTGTTTAGGTAGTTGCTGAAATAAGGATAGCCATATTTACCAGTCATTTCCCATAGTAAGTCATTATTAGGATTATCCCAATCAAAGCCTTTCATTATAGAATAGGTTGGAATTGGATATGCAAAAGGCTTATGTGAAGCATCGCCGTCAAGCATTACCTCAAAGAAAGCTTTATTTATCATATCGATTTCTTTTTGGCAATCCTTGTAGGTATAGCCTAAGTACTTACCGGCTATTTTAACAGGTAAATGTTGTAGATCTTTTGGGGCAAATAAATCAAACGTTAAGTTACTAAAAGCAGGTTCGGCCCCGATTCTGCTGTTTGAGTTAACGGCATAGATATAATTTTGAATGGCTTGTTTAACTTCCTGGTAGCTAATCTTATCATTCCTTACATAAGGAGCTAATAAGGTGTCAAAGCTGCTAAATGCAACAGCTCCCATAATCTCATTCTGGAAAATAGTTACCATGTTGACTAACTGGTTAAGAGCTGAATCAAAGTGTTTGGGCGGATTAGATGTAGGGATATTCGGCACGCCCTGTACACCCATTTCTAAAACCTTCTGTAGTGAATAACCACAACAGTATAATGTTAGTCCTGACATATCATGGATATGGATATAACCCTCGTTATGCGCCGCCGTAGCAGTTTCATCATAGACGCGCTCATCCCAGTACGCCTTTGAAACAGCTCCAGATAAGTACTTAGTAAGTTGACCATAACTAAATGGAGAACTACTATTTTCTTTTACTCGCCAGTCACGCTGTAGTAGATAATCATCTACAAGTTTGTTGGAATCAATTAATGCCATTAACAACCTCCATAATTTTGGGCATGTCTAAGCCCTTTATTAATGTGTCCCCATTTACTACCACAGGTAGTAATGCAGCTCCAATACTTTCTAAGTATTGTTTTGCTGCTGGGTCTTTATAGACATCAACATAATCATATTTCACCCCCTTTGCATCTAAGAAAGATGTTAGCATATGGCACTTGCCACAAGAGGACGCTCCATATACTATCATATTATTTCCTCGTCAAGTATTTCATAAGTATACCGTGTGTAGTACTTATTGAAAGACTTTGTAGGTACTCGCTTAATCTTCCCTGCTTCTTCTAAGTCTACAAGGGAATATCGTGTCCGTGCTGCAGTCATATGGGCTTCTTCAGCTATTGTAGAAACTGCGACAGTAGTACCTACAAATGCTTTAAGAGCTTCTATAACAGTCTTACGCTCTTCTGTTGTTGTTGGAATTATTATGCAAGCCATAAATCTCCTTACATTATACACGTTCGTAATATCGCCTATATAAATATTAGGGGTAGGCCCTTACGGACGTGTATAAGGTTTATTTTACTTAGTGTAACTTAAATTTTTACTACTTTTATCCCCGCTTGGGTTAATAATTTTAGCCCTTCGGTATTCTTCCACTCTTCTATATAGTAGACTGCAGAAAAACTTCCGGGAGCATTTATTATTGCGGCGGCACAAGCGATGCAGGGGCTCAGCGTTACAAACATTACTTTATCTAATGCGTCGCTGCGGCACTTTATCAGTGCATTTATTTCTGCATGAATGCAGCCATATTTGCCTGATAAATTACACATACAATCTGCTAAGCCTTTGGGGCCACCATTTACTCCTATAGAATATACTTGTGATAGCTGCTTATCAGTTATTATTGCAGCTACTTTGCGCTCAGTACATTTAGATAGCAGAGATAATTCTATAGTAAAATTCTTGAAGACATGTAATCTATCCATTTGGCACCCTCGATGATAAGTATTTAATTATCTTACTGATATACTGCGCTGATTCTTTTTTTGATTTATGAATATTTGCTACATCTGGAATACGCTTAAATAAGTTTTGTTGTTTAGCACATTCTTCACATATAGGTATTACATTCCAGACTGTATACCTACCGCCATCTGCAAAAGGAATAAAATAAGTTCTTGCATCAATAGAAGAATTACCACAATAAGCACAACCAGCGAAGTAACTACACGTTTCCAACCATTCTGCTTCAGTTAAGGCTCTAAACTTAGGTGTAGTTAAGCGCTTTATTAATGTTGCATTTAACTTTTCATGATATGCTTTCTTCTTAGCATTATATAATACTCTATTTTGCTTTGCTTTACAATCTTTACATATTAGGTCCTCTGTAGAATAAGGTACTTTTAGTTCTCCACAAATAGGACAAATACATAATAGTAAAGGTGAATGGCAGAATCTACACGTAGAATTAATGTATGTGGATGGGAAAACCCATCCACATGCCGGACATTTATGTTGTAACATTCTTAATTACAGGAAGAAGGTGTGGTACATTGAATAATTTGTCATAGCCTTTACAGATATCTATAAAGGTATCTTTTGCTAAGATATACTCTTCACCACGCTTTAGGCATCGTTGCCAAAGTTTATCTGGCTTACCTGTACAGTAGATAATTACTGCACCGATTGATGAATATAACCGTTCCAAATCATACATTTGATAGAATGATATAATATGGTCATCTCTCATTACTGGGCCATATACCATTTCAGAATACCAGCTTCTATCAAGGATAGTATTTTTAGGAATATGCAAATATGTCTCATACATTTTTGCTTTATCTTCCTGAGATTTGGGTTGAACTCTATGAATTACTTCAAAACCAGTTTGTTGTTGTAACTGATTTGCAAGTACTGATTTTCCAGCACCATCAGGTCCTTCGAGAATGTAAATCATTGTCTCCTCCTAAAAGTGGAAAAGTTTCTTTAATTATCGCAGTAGGTGTTGGTATATTATCAAGATCTCTATAGAGTCTAACACCAGTAGAGACTATAGGATTCTTACAAGACATCTTGCCTTCTTTACAACTATCGAGTTCACAGAATGGACCACAGTGTTCAAACATAATGCTTTCTTTTTGTAAAGCTTCCCAGCAACGCAGCATTACATAAATAGTTTCTGTAGTGTTACGGCGACAAGTTCTTTGAGAAATCATATGTTTCCATTGAAAAGGCGTCGCAGAGATTACAAGAACATTTCTTAACCCTTGAGGCATCGCATAACCGGCTGCGTCATTACCAACACGTTCAGCAAGATATTTGTAGTGCTTAAGTGAATCTAAGCAAGAACTTATGTAGTTAGCTCTATCCACATAGTTTGCATTGCCCAAGAGCTCATAAGGAACTACAAACTGGGCTGAGTCAGAGTAATCGCTATACTGCAGTGAAGCTGACATAAACTTTACTTCATTTTGGTGCCGCGTTATTTGAGCTAAGAAGCGCCGCGACGCTCCAATAATAACTATGTTGATTACGCCGAATTTCTGTAGAGTAGGATGAGGTAAGCGGCATAAGGTGCTTAAAAAATCGGCTGTGTACTCTTTATTATACAGAGACATAAAATCGTCAAGAGAAGAAATTTTATGTCCACTTTGGGTAAGACGCGCCATAGCTATGGCCATTTTTTCTGAGTCATAAATGCTCTGCTTATTGATTATATGTATCTGTATTTTGTCCATTGAAAGCCTCTCCGAGAAGCTGCTCTACAGCTTCTCTATCGTCTTTGTTTAATTTCTCGATTTCTCGAACGTAGGCTTTTGCAAGCATCTTAAGGGCAATGCCAATGGTAAGCACGTCAGTTTCATAGTATATTTCGTGTCTACCTTCGCCGTATGAAAGAACTGCTATGTAGTCATTTGACATCTTTGTATGTCCGTTCATAGAAACAGCGCAAAATGAATCGTCCATTATCTACCTGTAGAGCCGAATGCTCCGTCCTTTCTCTCATCTATAGAGGTAACAGAAAATGTGGCTAATACTACAGGTATTATAACAAGTTGACCTATACGGTCTCCTTCTTTAATGTCATAGCTACCATTACTTACATTAGAAACTATGGCATGAATTTCTCCACGATAGCCAGAATCAATAGGAGGTAATTCACATACAATGCCGCGCTTACTTAAGCCACTACGAGGAAAAATAAAAGCTGAGTAACCGTCTGGAAGAGCTAAACCAAAGCCCAGAGGAATTGCTACAGTATTACCAGAAAGTACTGTAGTATTCAATGTAGAGTATACATCGGCTCCGGCATCATTAGCATAAGCACGTGTAGGTAAGTGCTTAAAACCATAGTCTATAACTTTTATTTGCATCCTTTTATCCTCATTTCTCTATATACAGAAACTTTAGTGAATTGCTCGAAGATCTCTGGCATGTTACTCTTTAGAGCGTCCGTGTCTATTATTTTCTTAGAACGGCGAGACCACTTAATAGTATAGTCTTTAGTATAGCCGATCTCATTTGTTTGAAGCATATCTTTAAGTTGATTCTTAGCTTCTTCCATTGTACTTGTAAGCTCTTTTATTTTTGCTTTACAATCTACAACAGTTTCTGCTAACTCATTGGCCATATCAGAAGTAAGTGTTACTTCAGAATCTTTCTTTACATCGCTATAGAGCGAATTTGCGAAGTCTGTATCAGACTCTTGCATTGGAGGTTCTACAAGTTTGAGAACATTTTCAAACCAGAACTCTTTTGCTTTTGGAATAATAGTATCACGTAATAAATCATCATTACGATATACATCATAATAATAGAACTTATTACCACCTACAAGGCAAGCAAAGGCACCTTTTTCAAGTCCGAGAATCCATAAGTACCAGTTTATTTGGTATATGTAGGTAAGAAGAATGTCTCCAGAATCCCACTCTTCATCATTGTACTCACTTGTAGTTTTGCACTCAAGAACTCCTAATGAACCATCAGGATATTCAATTAAGCGGTCGATATTTGCTATAGCCCATGGATAATCTTTATGTTGTAGTGTTGCATCTACAACATAGATATCCTTTATGTCAGCTCTTTTAGCATATTCATTGGCTACAATGGGTTCGAGTAAATGTCCAAAGTGCATACGCTCTTGCGCTGCGGCACCGGGTTTAAGAGCATCAGTGTACTGACCAGTCTTATTTAAGTAAACTTGCCTTGCAGAAGTAAAAGGGCTTACTCCACAGATAGGACCCACATCAGAACCGCCGATACCCTTTGTGCGTGCACGCAGCCATTCTGCTTCATCATCTTCTTGTTTAACTGTAGAATAAACTGTACAATTTGTCAAACGTTTTAGAATGTCCATACTATCTCCCATTCTTCAGAGAAGAGTTCAATCATTGTTTCTTTCCATGGTACTCTACCAAAGCGACTTTCTACGTATAAATAAGGCGCTGTCATTTTGCTATGCTTATCAGGGTACTGAGCGCGTATCATTACGTCTGGTTTCCATTGGGGTAGTCGCATCGCCGCGCCTTTCTTTACTGCTGCAAAAGCTTGTGAAAAAGAAAGGTTTTCAGTAAATTTAATCTCGGAAAGGTTAGGCATAGAGGTAAAAGTTTCTACATCAATTATGTAGATATCATGGCAAGTTCTTAGGTGCAATTCATCATCATAAGCTCTTTCAATATAAGCGCGCTTAGCAGATATATTAGGGTTTATAATCACTTCATTTTCACCACCTACCATATGAATGGTAAGAGCTACTACTGACTTGCCGACTTTTTCAGCAGCGATAAGTTGCTGCAATAATTCAAACTTTAGCATATTAATACTCCATACTATAATAATTTTTTCGTGCAAGTTGAATTTCTTCTTGGGTTATTTTAACTTCTGTCAAATTCTCTAATAGTTGAGTACCTAAAGGCAACCTTCGATAATCGCCTTTGGACTTTTCTACAAGATGGTTTGTAGTTAAGTACTTTAAAAGTACTTTAAGGTCATCCTTAGATAAACCAGTATAATCTTCCAAAGTCATACGATTGAAATAAGGTAGCTGATAAAGTATTTCAGCCATTTCATTATGATCAATTATAGGCATTACTAAGAACTGATTTCTTAACTTGGTTAGATTATCTGTAGAAGAATCTGAAGTGGTATGCTCTTGAGCACTTAATCTATCATAGCCAAAACTTTTAGCACAATATACAGAATCCATGAAGTTAACTACAAAGTCTACATGTTCAGGTTTGACTATAATCTTGCTAAAAGTCTCGTCTGTAGATACAACGCATGCAGCACAAGCAATAGCCAATCTTGCTATTTTTAAGCGCTGGTCTGCAGCTTCTACAATAGGTACTTTAGATGAATACTTTGCACTCATTTGTGTTGCTTTATCCAATATATGCTGAGTAGTTTCATCGGATATAATAACATCTTCTGGTCTACGTGACCATGCCCATAATACTCGTGTATTGCATGCATCTGATGTGTACATATGAGGAACTTCTGGCATATCTTTTAATGAACGGTTAACTAAGGAAGGATCAACATCTCCGGATGCTACTGACATAGCAATGTCTAAGCGTCTAACATCTTCAGCCTTGCCCATTAACTTAAGTACAGCATTAACACCATAAGTCTCTGAATTTAATTGTCTACCACTACGAGGGTTAGAAATGTAAATAGCGCGTGTTCTGCTTGTAGTTTCAGCTGTAATAACTCCCGTAGCTTTTGCGATGCCACTGGAACGAACATCAGACATCACTGCTAAATCATCTTCATTTAAGCCTGACAATTCATCTATAGTTAGCAATCCGCCATCATTAAGCGGGAAAGCACCCCATACTAAGAACCATCTCTTATTATTCTGTTGTATACTATATACAAGGCCAGTACGTTTTGAAGATTCACCAGAGTGTATTTCGCCTAATCTATAGTGATTCATTAATCGCTCAACTATAGTAGTTTTTGCCTGCCCTGAATCACCTATGATTAAGAGTTCGCCCCAGCCACGCTTTACATACTGTTGTTGAAAGTAAAAATTTAATACTGTATGATAAACAAGGTCTACAGCAAAAGCAACGTTGCGGCGCTCCCATATATAAGTGACATTACGCTCTAAATCAGCGTGTATTTCATTAAACTTATCTAAAACGCTTTGCCGCGGCATTTGTTGGAATAACCTAAGATGCTCAATGGTTTCTTCATTTAATTCAAAGTCGCTTATCAGGTCTTTTTCTGGATAGGCTTTATCAAAGACATATGTCGCATATTGAGAGTGCGGTTCAGGGTACATATAGCCTACCATAGTATACCGTTTATTAGTCTTTAAATTGTTACCTACATAATAGCCAGAGCGTACTACATATTCATGTTCTGAAGAGAATCCAAAGTTTGCTTCTGCTTTAGGAATTAAGCGCAACTCTTCTAAGTTCATGAATTCTGTTACTTCAATTCTAAACTTATCACAAGAAGCATTTATGCCCATCATATCATACATAGCTGCTAATTGTTGTTTATCTGTACATTTTATAAGTTTAAGAACATCTGGATCATTTGAACTTAAATTTTTGATACGCTCACCAGCTAAAGCGGCTAAAGCACATGAAGCACATTTCTTAGATTCACTATCAAAAGCTTCGCCACAAGTAGCTTTTATTTGTTTAGGACAAATATATGGTGTACTATCTTTACCACTTACCATTGTAGGTATTCGAATGCGTCGTCCATAATATTCTGCTGCAGAACTATCTGCTAAGTGTATCTCAATAGCTTCTGATTCATCAGCTAAACGTTCTTCTAAATCAGGATCTACATACTTTGTGGCAGAATTTAAGAGTCTTTGAAAATCTTCTGTAGTTTGTTCGCATTTTGTATAGAAATCTGTAATATCTCCTTTTTCAGGAAAATTTTCAGGCCAGTTTACTACATAGACATCTACAACCTTACAAAGTTTTTCACATAAGCGCTTTGTAGCATTTCTTCCTGCCTCATCATTATCTTGTGCTAAGTATAATCGCTTTAAATTTCTGAAGTATTTAACCCATTCTGGTTTAAATGTACCTGCTCCAGATGTAGGGCATGCAGTAGGAAATCCATGTTGTTCAGAGATTATGCGATCCATTTCGCCCTCACTCCAAAC